CTTACATCTACCGTTTCAATTATTGACGTTGTTGTTGCTTTAATTGGTTTATAAAATTTAAAAAATGGTTTGATTGTATTATATCCTAATACTTTATATCCACCAATTAATGTAGATCCATCAACTGATAAATCAGTATTCTTCTCAATTAATATTCCACTATAATCAAAACTGTTTACAGGATTACTAGTTCTAAATAAAATTTTATAATTTTCGTCTGGTATAAACTGCGAGCCTGCTGTTGATCCTGGTGATGTAGAATCTGTTAATATTTTTATATTATTTTTATCAGTAAATCCTCCTAATTTATATGCTAATTGTACATTTAATTGTTTCATTTTATTATAGAAAAATGTAGCAGGATCTAAATTACGTGATATCAAATAATTTACTATCCACGGTTGATATCCTGCAGTTATTTGTCTAACAGAACTAATACTTTCTAAATGATATTTTGCCGTTGACAGTTTTTGTCTTATACCTGTATCTTTATCAACTAGATTATTTGAAATATTTTTAGTTAGTCTGCTATTATCAAAAAATAAACCAAAGAATTTTGCAGGTTTACACAGTGCCATTAATTTTGTAACACTAAAAGGATATGCTGAACTTTTTCTCCATGCCGTTTCTGATGATGCTTGATCACCAAACTTCCAATCAGCATTTTTATTTGGCCATCCAAAATCTTTTATAATTTTTGCACCTAATGGATCTAATAAATTTCCACTTGCATCAACAGGAATATAATCTGTAAGACTTGGTTTTGAATACCTACCAGTTATAGCCGCAAGGTACTCCCACATAACAGTATTCCCTGATGTATACGGTGCTGTACCATATAATGTTTCCCAATCAGATGGCTTTTCGGAATGACCTGCTACTTCCCATGGATGAGTATGTGGTCTATCAGTATCATAAAAATAATTGTATATGCCTCTCCAGTGTCCAGGCATTTTTTCTGCATTTAAAATATCTGTACTAGATGCATAATTCCAAGTAAAAGAGTTACTTGAATCATAAGTTGTATTAGTAATATATTGTACTCCGTGTTTTCCTGCCCACGTATAAAAATCTGGTCCAAGTACACCATCTACTTCATTAATTGTATATTCAGTAGATTTAAATGCCGAAGGAATAATATCGTTCGGATCTAATAACGTAGAATCATACACAGTTTTAATATTATTATAAATTCTTTTTTCTAATTCTAATATTAAATCATCTCTATAATCACCATATGTTTTTCTTCTTGAACCGTCATGCCCTACAATAACACTTATACTTGTTACATATGTGTCATCTGTAATCGTTTCAGGTTTGAACTTTGGATATATTCCTAGTTTAGTTGGTGTTGGTGGAATAAAACTTCCAGTTGTGTCGCTATAATCTCTAATTTTTATAATATCTCCCACAACGAGTGTGGCAGTAATATTAATACTATCATCAGTTGTACTAACAGTATACTCTGTATCTAAGACCAACTGTACATCATTTTTATAAACATACATCGCTCTATTACTCGGTGTAGTCATATCTTGTAAAGAATCTATTGCGTATTCTGTTTCAGACGAATCTTCAACTGTATATTTTCTTAAGGAATAATTTTCTCCATACCCTACCATATCTTCGTAGTAAAAAGGAAATGTGTTTGTTTTTCCTTTACCTATTGCTACAAGAATTTCGTCTACCCTATCTGCAACAACTCCTTCATATGCAGTACTCATAGCATGGGTAAGAAAGCTATCATAAAATTTTTGATATTCGCTATTTGCATAATCTAAAGCAGATATTAAATTTGCATCGCGATCAATTAATCCAAATATTGCTGGAACTAATGATCCTGTGTGTTGTTGAATTGTACCACCTTTTAATATTGCACTTGGAATATCTCTTAAATTACTTGATCCCGGATATACACCAATTACATCAGAATTTTTTTCTACAATGTCTTTGACATGATTAGAAATTTGTCCATATGTAAATTCTCCTAATACAGAATTTAATGAATTAATAGATAAATTTTCTGGAACTTCGTATATTCCTTTTCCATCAACTTTTTTAATTGTTGAATAACCTAATATCTTAATTTGATCACCTACAGTAAGTTCTTTTACAAATTTAACATACTTGTTTGTAGTACCGTCAACTAATGTATAATCGGTAGTTAAAACTTTTTTATTACCATTTACTATAATTGAAATTTCTAAATCTGAAAGTGAGTGAGACTCTTTATAAAAGTCTATTGGGAATAATTGTTTTTCTAATTTGTCAACAATAAATGTTCTAACTACTCTTTGTTTACTTTCGTTTGTTCTTTTTAACCAAGCACTTTTATTATTATGTGTACTTGCTCCTGTTGTATAATGCAAATGGCCTGATGCATAATTTTTTGTATATTTAATATCATTAGACTTGTATGTAAAAGTACCCGACGTTGTATCTGTTTCAAAAACAATATCTCCAACATTGTTTATAGTATTATACTTTACCTTAAGTCCTAATACTGTATCTGTTGTAGCTGTACTAGATATTTTATAATTAAAAACCGTTGCACCTGTAAATGATGTAGATGCGTGTGTAGTTGTATCACTAAATGCTATTTCGTTATCGTCCCACAATTCAAATAATGGTTGTTGGTTTATTGTTGTTTTTGTTTGTCCTACTGTCCATGCTGTTGTTGAAGAATCATAAGAATATGTTTTTCCTTGATTGTTCGTCCCAAATTCTACAAAAACCGATTCGTTATCTGCTGGTGCACTATCTGAAGCTTCTGTCAAAGCAATACTAAGAGCCGAGCCTCCACCTGATACAAAATTTACTGTATAAATTTTATTTTTTACTGTTGCGTCTAGATCAGTTAAAAAGATAACACGCATTCCATCTGCTAACGATCTCCCATCAATAATATAACCTGTAGATCCTACAACTGTTGAAAATGCATCAGTAGTTACAGTATCTACTAATGCAACTGAATTTTTTGCAATTGTACCATGATTATAAAGTGCAAGTCCAGAATCAAATTCTATAATTGGTCTTTTTGCTCTATCTGTTTCATCCAATGTAGGTGTATAACCGTTTATTGAACTTATTGTTTCAATAACAGATCTATGAAACCATCTATTATATCTTGACCAAGCATTTTGGTCTCTTGAATCTCTTTTAATTGTAATATAGTCTTTTGTTTCGGGCCTATAAAAGGCTTTAGCATATGGTCTTGAATCATAAGCAATTGAATCATATAAAATAGTAGTTTCTGTTGCATACGATTCGGGTGTAATTAAATTTTCTACATTGGTTAATGTAATTTGATCACCAACTCCTTCAACATAAAATTCTTTATCTTTATATGTTATTTCGTCAGTTACATTAGATCCAAATTTTATTTTCATTCCATTTGATAAATTTAATGTTCTTAAAGAATAATTTTTAGTATTTTTTATTTCGCTTTCTACGTTAATTTTTGTTGTAGACGATATTGTATCAATTTGTAATATACCATGCATTGAATCATGATTACCACATTGATAATAAAGTACATCAGGTGCATCTGTTGGAATTGTAAAAGTAACTGTACCTGAATCAGTACCAGCATTTGTAACTCCTGAAGTATAAATTGTTGATGTTGATTCATCTGCAGACAATCCAGAACGATAAGGTTCTGTCATTATCCAAAATGGATGGCTTGTGGCACCAATAATAAACTTATAAGTGTTTCCACGATATAAAATTAATTTTGGATTTTGCTCTGTTGGTTTGTTGCCAAATACATAAGCTCTTACAGTACTCCCGTCATGAGTAACTACTCCTACATCAATTTCTGTTGACGCAGTTGGTCCAACTGAATCTATTACAACTGAATTTGGACCTTCAGGTAACCAATAGTATTCTCTATAATTGATTAACTTATCTAAATCAACAGCTGGATTCCAAGAATATGTAACTTCTTTGTTTAATCTATCATGATTATCAACTGGTGCACCAAAATATTTTAATTGATTAATATAGTCATCATATGTACCTGTAAATTTAACTCTATCTTCTGGATTTATCGAAGACGTATCTTGATCTATATATGTTACTGTAGGATCTAATTGATATGCTTTTCTATCTTCATTAACAGCAGGAATATAAACATCTGACGCTTGTCTTGTATAAGCATCTAGTTTTCCTACCCAACCATCTAATCTTTCTAATGATCCTTTTTGTATTAATGGATCAATTGTGCTTGATAAAAATCTATGATTTGTATCAGTTCTATAAAATGCAGGTAAGTGAGCAATAGATCTTCGTAATGTAGTTCCGTCCTGGACTACAATTTCTTCGTTACTTAATGCGTTTATTTCTTTATCTGCCATTAGTATCCTGCTCCACTACTACCGGTGCTTGACCCGGATCCTGTTGTAGTGGTGCCTGACACTGATGATGTTGAAGTTGTTGTTGAAGTTGTGCTTGTTGATGTCACAACTGTACCTGAAGCTAATAATTGATTGGCTCCTAATGCACTTATAATTGTAACATCATCAACGGTGGCCCCACTGATGAATATTTCGTCCGCCGCACAGGATATTTGAAATAATGAACCAAACGTTTGTCCTGACTGGTTTGGTACAATTACAACTGTTAATAAATCGGGTGCTAATTGATTGTGAACGTGGGCGGCTAATTCTGTAAAGTAAAATGCGTCTCCAAAGTCAAAATTCTCAAGTGAAAAGAACTCATTAACTGCTTGAATTACTTGAGTTTTAATAATTGCATTTGAACTATTTGTACTTGGATTTTTAACAACTTTAAATGTTGCTTGTAATTGTTCATCTGATTGTGTTCCAAATAATACTTTATATTTTACTGGATGATAAACAAGTTGATCTGATAATGATTTTTTTGGTTCTAACGTACCAGAATAATTTATTCTTAATTGATCTGCTGTACTTGAGTTAGGTGCTGTACCTCCATCTTGCAACCAAATTCTGTATAATGTATCATACGTTCTTTCCAAAAGATAAATGTCAACTATATTAGATACTGTAGGATCAATTCGTGTACTTTGTCCAGCATTATGTTTATACTGGAACGTTAAAGATGATCTTCCACGTCTACCATAGTAATCTGTTGTAGTTGATAATGTATTTGTTGAGGAATCATACTTCTTAACTATATTTTCCGTTCTATCATAAAAATAAAATAACTGTCCGTTAGTATATGTTATGCTTGATAATGTAATATCTGCTTCGTTTTGCGATACAACAAAATTTGTTGATGCATATGGTTTATATCTTTCTATATTATCATATGAAATATATTTTTGATAAAATACAAATTTAGTTGTTGTGTTTGTATCTGGTTCAACTACAATGTCATATATGTCTGGATTGTCAACAATACCATCATCATCGTCATCATAAAATCCAATTTTTACTTTTCTATTATCTTGGAACCCGTCTGCTTCTGCAATTGTATCTACAACTTGCCAATTAATTGGATACCCAATAGCATTTCCTGTAGAAACAATTGAATTTGTTTTTAAAATTTTTACTGTATCTTTTACACTTTTTCCTGTTTTATAATCGTAAATTTTTTCTGCTGTATCATAATGAAATTTATTTTGTGCTTCTGATTCAAAAATATAATCTAATGATCTATATGTTACGGTATATGTATTTCCATCATTAGTAAAGTTAAACCACCAACTAGTATCTAAATTTGTATCTGTTGAGTCACCAGCAGTGTCTAAACTAAACACAGAACTTGCACTTACATTTTCTGACGTAATAACTTTCCATACTGCATCATCAACATCATAACGCAAACCAAATGTTTCATATGCTTCGATTCTTTCTATTAAATCAGTTTTTAATGTTGAACTAAATGTCGTTACAAACTGTGGGAAAATTTTACCTAATACAGAACCGTTTGGAATAATATTATTAAGTGTAATTGGTCCTACTCCTGTTTCTAGATTTCCTACTCCACTGTTTGCACCATCACCTTCAACTGCACCAACTTTTGCCCATGATCTATTTTCTGCATTGTCAGTACCTGCTGTAACAAGAGTATTATTTAAAAATTCTCTAGTATCTGGAGATGTAAATTTAACTAATGCTCCAACTGTTGCATATTTTAAATTAGATGTTGCATAGCTACCAGTAACTAAAGCACCTGTTCCTTTAAAATATCCTGTATTAGTATTAGTTCCTGTTGTACTTGAATTCCATGTTGCTGTTAAAGAACTTAAATCTTTTGTTCCATATTTTAAATAGTAAAAATGTCTTGAATATGCTTTTGTTAATTTTGTTTCTACTAAAGTATTAATTGTAGATAAAATTGTATTTCTATTTGTAAATGTAAATGTAAATGTATTGGTTTTTTCTTCTCTATAAAGTATTCCATCATCTGCAAATACAGATACATTTGAATATGCTCCTGTAGGATCTATAATTTCTTTGGCTCTTGATATACCTGATGCTGTTCTATTAACGGATTTTACTTTTACAATTTCTTGTGATGCTGATAACGGTACAACTTGATAATCTTCTGCTGTAATCATTCTATTTTGTGAATAATAAACTTGTGGTGCTTTTTCTTTAATTGAACTATTTGTTTCTGAAGCTGATGAATTATACACACTAGCTTTTAAACTCATTGTTAGTGTTAATGTTTGTTGACCTCCATTAACATCTGCATATTGAATGTTTACTGTTATATTAGATAAATCGGTTGATTGTAATGCATACTTGGCATTATCACTAGTTCTATAATATGCTCTAAAAGATCCTATAGGTATGTTAGCAAAATTTCCATCGCCAAACACTAAATTAATTGCATCATTGTTTTGAGTTACTACATTATAAATGTTTCTAATAGATTTAGATAAAGAATTATAAATTGCATTATTACCTTCTAAAGAAGGAACCTTAGTCCATTCTTCAGCTAACTGACCTAACTCGTCTAATTTGTACAACCATACATCAGTATCATTTATATCATTGATATTAATTTCTTGTGTTAAATTAGTTGTTGCTTTATTAATTGTAAAATTTGTAGAACTAAGAGTACCTTGTTTGAACAAAGTAAAAAATCCTGTATTATTTGATGTATCTCCTGCACCATCTGTTCTATAAACATATGTAAAACCTGTACCAGGTGTTGGTGCTTGTTCATATATTGATTCTGAATCTAGTATTGTTGCTGGAACAATTTCAAATTTTCTATTAGTTCCACTAACGCTTGTTGAAAAATTAAAAATTGGCAAATCTAATTGATTTGTATTAAGGGTATAAATTTCAGTTGCAATTCCTCCAATTGTATCTGATTCTCTTGGCTTTCCAAATAACTGTCCTGATACGTTAGCCGCATTTAAAATATTGACAAATTGTTCTCTATAATTTAAGTTAGCAGAATCATTCCAAGTAATTGTAGTATTTGCTAAATTTGTACCTGAAGAATCATTTACATTTTGCGTTGTTGATATTGCATCTATTTTCATTAAACCTGTAGCAGGTCTATTTCGATGAGGATTATAATTAATTAATCTTGCTAGTCTTAAAATTGAATTTCGTCTTTCTGCAGTTTCTAAAAAGTTTTCTCTAGCATTTAAATCTACTCTGAAAGAAAGTGCTTGAGAAATATAAGCAATTAAATCAATAAGTGCTATATATTCTGAACTTTCTACAAAGTCATTAAAGTCGTCTGGATAATTTTCACGTAGATATGCCACCATTGTTCTACGCAACGTCTCAAAATCATATGATTTGAAATCTGCCTGCTGAAATGACTGGTAGATCTTTTTCCAATCTTCAGCAACTAATAATCTATTTTGTCGTTCTGTTGTGGCCATAATGTGTTTATATCAATATTTATAATATTAATTATATGCATATATTATGATAGGCGTAACAATGCGTTTTCGTCGAAATCAAATCGCATTGTTTCAGTAATATTAAGTGGTACGTATGTAATTGTAGCCTGTATAGCTATACCATAGTCTGCTTCAGTAACACGAACATCGTGCGTACTTAAACGAGGATCAGCATTTAAATTATTAGTAATGTCCTCAATAATATTTTCTTTTAATGATTCAGTAAATGGTTCAAATATTGCGTCATATATTATTGTACCAAATTCTGGATTTTCTACTCTTTCACCTTTTCTTATAGACAAACGATTGATTAAATCTTGTTTTGCACATTCAAAATCATAGATTTTAAAATTTTGTCTTTCGGCTCGTGAACTAAAACCTTTAAATGTTATTCCGCTTTGATTATTTGTTGCCATAATTTAAAATATTTATTACCAAAATTTACCGCCAAAAACTCTATTTGCAAAGTTGCCAATTGATTTACTTATAGTATTAAATTTACCCATAAATCCAAGACTAGCTCCACCGGCCGCACCAGATTTCAAAAATTTACTTGAAGTAGAACCTATTCCAAATTTTTGTGCTATTGATACTATTGACGTTACTCCTGTAATATCTCCTGCTATTACATTTTTATAAACATTTGTTACGGTGCTTATATCATTCAAAACCGATCCAGCATTTTTTAAATCTAAATTTCCTGTTATACCATTTATTGTTGAATTTATAGAATTAGTTACACTTCCTAATGAAAATAATTTTCCTGAATTATTAACAAACACTGTATCTTTAAATAATGATGTTGCTTTATTAGTTAATGATTCTACTACCTGATTTGTTAATGTTGACTGCAAAGTATCTTTAACTTGTTTTATTGTTTGACCAGACCCTATAGATTCAAATTTTTTAGAAATACTATTTGTTTTATTAATTATTTTATAAGTTTTATCATATCCTCTAGCAAAAGTATCTGCTAATTTTCTTGCTTTATTTGAATCAGTTGAGCTACCCATTTTTGTTTTTAAGTACAGTTCTAAGTCAGCTTGATATTGCCCTAAAGCAATTGATTCGTTTGTTGACATCCTATTTCGATGTTCTATAAAGTTTGCTGTACCAGGTACTAACATTAATCTTTCAGCGGCTTTTGATTCATTTGGATTATTGCTCCAAATTTGATTTCCTACTGATGTGAATCCTCTAAATCTAGGCATTGGTTCGTGCGTAATAAATCTGTGTACTGTGGTTTTAGTTTGTTTTGTAAAAGCTTCTAATGGTGCTATACCTTTTCTTGTAAGATCAATATCGCCTTCATCTCTTTCTGTCATTCCAACTGCACCTGTATTCATCCAGTGTGGTCCCCAAGTGTTACTTGCTCCAACTGAGTTGAAGTGTACTTGCGATCCTGCTAGATCTATTCTTCCACCTGCTCCGTGCATTTGTCTCCCTGCTGTATAAGATGATATACCTTGATTAGCAAAATCTCTAATTGCTCCATTTGTTGAAGATGTTAATACTCCGTCAGATCCTAAATTTAATAACATTTTTGCTGAATTAACAATTTGTCCCGAAGCACTCATTCTAATACTATTAGCGGCGTGCATATTAATATTTGCATCACTATGTAAATTAAAATCTCCTTGCGTTCTCAAATTAATACCACCTACTCCTGAATAAACATCAATCCTACCTTCTTTATTCATTTCAATCCAAGCGTTTCCTGATCCATTAGCAATATATACAACTCCTTCTGTATCATGAAGTAAAATTTGATGGCCAGATGCTGATCTTAATCTTGTTAATTGATTTTCTCCTTTAAGATCTCCATCGTCCATTGTAAATGTATGTCCTGTTAATCTATCAACTACTTCACGAGATCGTGAATCAGATGCTCCTACATTTTTTTTTGAACTTGAATTATTAAGTCTACCAGGTGTGCTAATTCCAAATACTTGGCTTGGTGATTCTCTTCTAGCTGATGATGACGTATTTCCTCTTACATCGTCTGTTGATAATCCTTGATTTAACAAAGTATCTGCAAATGGGTGAATTGGTTTTGAGATTGAATCATAATTTGGTTTTAAGGCACCTGGTGCTTGTCTGTTCAATTCACCAGATGGAACATTTTTTGTTCCATAGGTTGCTATTTTGTCAGTGCCTGTATTTGTTCCTGGGGGTCCTCCTGTTAACCCAATTGTTTTTTCTGATGATGCAATTCCAGGAATCATATGATTTGTAAATGGATCCTGTATACAACCAATCCAAAATGCTTGTTCTAATTTTCCTTCAGCAAAAATTACTAAAACTTTTGTGTCTAAATCTGGTGGTACTGCCCAAAAACCATAAGAGTGTTGAGTAGCTTTATAATCATTTGAACTAGGATTAGTATGAGTTTCACTTTTAGATCCATAAAAAGGAGACAAATAATCACAAGTTATTAATTGTTTTTCTTCCGGTAATGTTGTTCCTCCTAATGCTGGAATAATTACTTGCAATCTTCCCATTCTAGCAGAATCTTTATTACCTTTAACAATTGCAATATATGGACCTGGATCTAAGGAACCCCAACCACTAACAACTCCTGGTGCTTCAGCTGTTGATGCCGCCCCACTTATATGTTTTGTTAATTTACTCATTATCTAGTTTTTGACCAAAGTCTACCTTTAATATCTCGTACTGTTTTACTAGCTCTTTTTTTAACTTTCTCAAAAAATCTATTTCTTTCTGTCATCCAAATTTTTGCCATTGCATCAACGTTTATCGGGCCAACTCTTGTCCCATCAATTTTTGTTTCTATTGGTACTAGTTTAATATCTTCAGTGACTACATCTCCTTGATTTAAAAATCTCACCATATGTAAAGTTTGCGTAAATTGTCCTTGTTCAAAATTATTATCTACTTTATATACTCTATATAATCCTGAAAAGGTAGCACTATCCTCATCACTGAGTTCATGCAATCCCGTATGAGTGTCTTGGTCAGTTGGAAATCTAAATCGTAAATTTACTACCGGATCTGCTACATCTGGATTATAAGCATCAAGTCTGTTATTATAAATTGCACCTTCCTCGCCTCTAAAATATGAAATATCTCCGTCTTTATCAATTATATCTTTTCCTTTAAAACTTGGTGGCATAAATTGTGCTTGTCCCATATATGCAACATCTCCTAATATCTGCATTTCAACTCTAACCATATCAGCAGTTGGGTGAGTTAATGAATCCATAAATTGATCTACTATTCCACCGCCTTCACTATTCATTGACGCATTCATACTTTTTGCACCATCAACTTCGCTTTTTGTAAGAAAATCGTCACCAGCAAATGAATCCTCATGACTTGGTGGTATTTGTTTATCAGGTTCTATTATATTAATCCTTCGTTCGTTTTGAACATTTATATTTTTTAATTTTGATTGATAGTATGCAACTTTATAATTAATATTCAAATCTAAAATATCAGTGTTTTCACCAGTAAAAATATAGTTGTAATTTTTATATACAAACGGTATTTGCTCTCTACCTACTGAAACTCCCGGAATTGCTAAACTATATCCATTTATTTTAAAAGGTTCTATATAATACGTAATAATTTTTGGGTGTGTTTTTCTATATCTATCCCACTTTGTTTTTTGTGGAACAACTGAAGTTCGAATTTGAAAATAGTTAAAATGAAAATCTTCATTTGTCCGGGCCATATGAGCTCTTTCATTAGGATTTAATTCTTTTGTATCCCTCTTCGAATAAACTGATCTTGTCATGACTACTGAGTCTTTCCACTTCTCAAGTACATCATCTCCAAATCCTTCAATCATCTTCATTAATGATGTTAGAATTGTCATAATATGATCGCCTGCTTTCACTTGTCCAACTAATTTTTTATTAATCTCATCTTGCTTTCCTGGCGGAGCACTTTGATTATTCATTTTTATAGAGCCAATTGTCTGATTTATTATTAATTGCTGTTCACCGAAAAGTGGATGTACTTTCAATACATATTCATCTGGGTCTTCTACAAGATAATGGTAGTCTTTTTCATCTTTATTTTGTTTATTAAGTAAATTTTGTAATTCCTGTAATGTATCTGCCAATCTTGCATCGTTTGTCAATTGTCCTGTCGTTCTTAAATAAGCATATTGATTCAAATATCCAAATTCATTATATGGTATAGCACGAAGATTATAAACTGTACCGTTTTGTGATACATCTAATTGCAGATTAACAATTTTAATTGGAATAACTCTTTTAAGTAACGCCGTTTCGTCCTTGGATATTTCTTGTCCTTTTTCGTTCCATCCTCTAAATTCTAGTGTTAACATATACGGAGCGTCAACGTGGTCTGCATATCCATTATTTGCCGCGGCCGCTCTTATTCTTTTTAACAAACTAATTCCCATAGGTTCATTTATAACCATTTCGATTTTTGTAACTGATGACAACGGCCTATCTTCATTAAACGGTGGTAAACTATTCACTCTAACACTTTCAAAATATAAATCTCTTTGTTTTTTATATTCATTTAATGCTTCATCCATTGCCTCTGTGGCTCTTTTATTAAGACTTTTTTTAACTTCTTCGGCCATTGTACCTTCTGAATGTGGATTTGGTCTCCAATGCGTTGAATTAGCATCTCCTAAGCCTGCACTTCTTACAATCATATCATGTGGTCGACTATTCCAAAAACGTTTTGGTTCTTGTATTTCGGCTTGTGTTAATGCTGATAAAGTCCAAAGTGGAATATAAGATGCAAATTTATGTAATAAATTTGGCCGTGCATATTTGAAAATAGTGTTAGTTGCTGTTGTTGTTTTTGTGTTTTTTGTATTTTGCGTTTTACTATTTTCAGTAGTTGTATATATTGGATGAACTGCCATGGATTATACTCCCAAGTCGCTGGAAATATTTTCCTTTTTTGGCAACTGAATAGTTACACCTGGTTTAAAATCGTATATTGGATCTTCAAGTTCATTTGGATTTCTTTGTGTAAACACCCACCATAATCTTGGAGTTCCATATAAATCAAAAGCAAGTAAGTCGGGTCTATATGCGTAAGTTCTTTCTATTGTATAAGATTGATCATCATCTTCGGCTGTTATTGTTCTCGGTGAAAGAATATCTAAACTAATATCATTTTCAGTTGTGTCAAAATATGGAGATGTTTGTGAATACTTTGCCATTTTTATAGCCACCCTATTCCAGTTTCTTTGCTTAATGTTCCATCAACAAATCCTCTCATAGAAAATTTCTTAATAGAATCACGTGAGTAAATTGGTGTTATCATTACAGACACCATCGAAATTGTTGGTGCCCATGTTGCCGGAACATCATCTACACTTGTTATATTTTGTAAATGCGGGCGTCCTACTTGCGGTGCTGAACCCCCATAAGGTTGTTGTTGAGTACAAATATAATCAACGCCTGCTCTTAGTTCAACATTCCATTGATTCAGAACAACCGGAATTTTATTAAACATCTGATCACCATATCCCGACAAGTGTAAAATTGGTGGTGGATTACCTCTATAATCTTGTTCTGCTCCACCAAAAAACATTTTATGAACTGATCGTAAAAAACCTATTGCCGCTACCCAATACTTGGCATCTTCAGAATTTTGTACAATAAAATCTCCTATAATATTAATATCATTAGGCTGTGAATTTTGATAGGCCTGAAATGGATAATTGCTATGTACCTGTGATAAAGAATTATAATTTGATGCGGCTGAATATATTATTGAGGGTGTTATTGGCCAAATTATACCATTCACCGGATTGTCACCTTTTGCTAATGGTCCTAATACCTCATTATCAAATAGTAACTCTTTCAGTCTTGAAGGAGCATCCGCAGGGATTGTTAATTTTACTCTCCAATCCTTCTCCGTTGACCTTCCTGACCATTTAGCTCGTGTATGGGTTATTCGTGAGTCTGTTCTTATACCAGAACCAGTTAATCTGCCAAATGTTTTATCCCAGATACCTTTACCTGCGTTTTTGACTAGTGTTCCTACTGTTTTGTTTCCTGGTTGTGACATAATTCGGTTGTTATTTTTCCCAAAGTTTTGTATTATAAAACAATATTTATAGGCATCTTTAAAGGCGCACTTAATTACTCATACGACACACTTCAACAGACCTGTTTGTGGTCATTTTACCCGACATTAATAAAGCAAAGGAATAATATGAAAAGAGTAAAATACTTAAACAATCGGGACCTCTTGGCCCAAATACATAAAAGTAAGAACTCTTTTTGTTCTTATGTGGAAGAGGACAATCACCAACACGATTTAATTGTACCAAATCTTAAAAGAATTAATGCAACTAGCATCACCCAAGCAAGGAAAAACAGATCAAAACGACTAACACAAGAAGCTTGGATGCAGGCTAAACTACGTGGTGAGAAAAAAATTAAATTATCAGACTTCGTAGTAAACACTCGTAAAATTAACAAATCTGATTTGGTATTTAGAGTTTCTACATATGATCATATTCCGTTAGACCCTACTAGAAAGAAAAATCCAAAAACAGTAGCAGATCATCACACAAAAGTAAATTTTCCAGCATTTAACCATTATAAGATCGATAAAAAAGGAAAATTAATTTGTGTGGGGAAATCTCATTGGGTTGGCGGTATGTCTAATGGACATTTCTCTTGCACTCATGGGAAAATTACAAACAGTTTAGCAATGATGTTTATGAAACTATGTGAAAGATATGGTACTAGAGCAAACTGGAGAGGTTACACATATAACGACGAAATGCAATCACAAGCATTAATGCAATTATCACAAATTGGGTTACAGTTTGATGAAAGCAAATCAGAAAACCCCTTTGCATATTATACTGCGGCTATTACAAATAGTTTTACAAGAATTTTAAACATTGAAAAGAAAAATCAAAATATACGAGATGATTTATTAGAACAAAATCATATGATGCCTTCTTCAACTCGACAAGCTAAAAGTACAGAAGCCGCCATACTTAGAAGAAAAGCAAATTTACATGGACCAGTTAAAATTGTAAACAAAACTGCTATTAAAAAATTAAACAAAACGCTAAAGAAAAAAGGCAAATTAACATCAAAAGATTTTGAAGGAGCAACATATAAAGAATTTGACCGAGCGGATTTGCCAACGTACGAACTTAAAAAGAAAAGATGGTAACATATGTTTTTTAAAAAAGTAGCTTGTTTCACAGATATACACTTTGGATTAAAAGGTAATTCACGTGTACACAATGATGATTGTGAAACATTTATTCATTGGTTTATAGAACAAGCAAAAGCACACAATTGTGAAACTTGTATATTTTTAGGTGATTGGCATCATCATAGATCTGCAACTAACGTTTCAACAATGAACTACACAGTATCTAATATGGAAAGATTAGGACAAGCATTTGAAAATGTTTATGTGATTATGGGAAATCACGATTTATTCTACAGAGATAAGAGAGAAATTAATTCAATGGAATATATTAGAAATATTCCTAACATTCATATTGTTAACGAGTGGATAGTCAAAGATGACGTTGCAATTATTCCATGGATTGTTGGAAATGAATGGACCATTATTGAAAAAATGACACAAAAATATGTGTTTGGACATTTTGAACTACCATTTTTTAAAATGAATGCAATGGTAGATATGCCTGATATTGGTGGAATTAAAGCTGAACATTTTGCAGGTTGCGGAGAGGTATTCACAGGACACTTCCATAAAAGACAAACAAACAAAAATGTAACTTATATGGGTAATGCGTTTCCACACAATTACGCAGATGCATGGGATGACGAACGTGGCATGATGATAAT